TGTAATGAATAGGTACTTCCCCGGGTATGATCGCTCTTTGTGGAGGACATTTAATCTCCACGAGTTTACCAGATTCGGTGACACCATCAGGACTTCCACCTAACCAATCTTCAACTGGGTGGGGGCATAGACCAAGTTCATGGACAACTTCCCCATGCCTTTCTTCATATAGAATACGTGCCTCGTCCTCATACTTCTCACCGTGTCGTGTAGCTGCATTTCCGGTAAACTTTTCACCGAGACCACATTTTTTGAGTAGAAGTCCTTCAGGTGTTTCGTATTTATTAACACCAATGGCTGTAGCGGCATCGGAAGCGGTCAACATTTTGCCACGAAGAGCAAGCCATTCTTCCGATTTTTGTGCTGCATACTCGCGCTCTAACGCTGCTTTAACATTCGGGTGCATGTTAACTTAATTATAATTGTATTTTTTAACCTCATCTAGGACTTGAAAATACATTTGTGCTGCATTTTGTTCAGCTTGTTTTTTACTTTTTGCAGCACCTCTCGCACGAAACATATTGTCGATGTAGATGTCAATATAGAATAAACCTTCGTGATGAGCACATACACGGTATTCTGGTAGTGGCCAGTTATTTACCTGACAATGACGCATGAGATGGTCCTTATAGTTATCATCAACCATGATAGAATTCAGATCAACAATCTCAGGATCTTGATAAATCCTAAGAATGAACTCCTTAGCATGGATGAGACCAATATCCATATAAATGGCACCAATAAGGGCTTCAAAAACATCCTCGAGAATTTTTGGATTGTTATTCCATTGGTTACGCATACCCTTTTCATCCATAATCACAAGTTCGTTTAAATTGAGTGTATTAGCAATCTTAGCTAGAGTTTCTCCACGAACCAGTTTTGTACGAGCTTTCGTGAGAAAACCTTCTTGACGACTTTCATAACGATCAAATAAAAACTTAGTGATAACAAACCCTAATACGGAGTCACCAATAAATTCAAGTGTTTCAAAAGATTCTGTAAACTGCTCATATTCTTTGATGGCAGATTTATGTGTAAATGCCTTTTGGTACAAATCAAGATTTTTGATCTTTGTACCAACAAGTTCTTCAATTCGGGTCTTATCAACGAAGACAACCATGTTTTATTATGTTTATGTTTTATTTTTTAAGCCTTCTTAATGTAGTGAGGAGACAAGTACTTCTGGAGGTTAAGGTAAGTAACAACAACGTCGGCGGGAGGAGCAAGAAGGTCCCGAAGCTTATCGTCGAGAATAATCTGGCGGCCGTTTTCGGGATGTTTAAGACCCTTCTCAGTGATGTACTTGTTGACAAACTTGGTAACCTCTGAGCGGGAGATGAGTTCTCCGTCGGGGAGGGCAAGAAATTCACGCAACTTAGGTGTGATTTCCTGCTTTCGGTTGAATCCGTTGTTCTCGGCACGCTTCTTAGCCTTCTCACCATCGGGATCCTCTTGGGTATTCTTAATCTTACGAATGAGCTTAGTCAAATTCTTGACATCGTTACGGAGAGCGGCAAGTTCGGTTTGAATGGTTTCAAGAGACATTATATCTATCTTACTCGTCTAACCTTTAAGTCTATGTAAAGGAGACCAAGAAGAACCACGATTGATGCAAGTATAAAAATGGATACATCAACACGATCTAGTTTTTCAACTACACCCCTTCCCTCTGGGTGTTTTATGATTCGAAATGGCATCCTAGTACCATCATCAGGACATCCACCAAAACAACAATCCTCCTGACACGGAATTACATGTGGTCCTCGACGCTTACCACAAAACTGTTTGGTTTCACCTTCGTATGCAAAGCATCTACATTCATCGATGATTCTACAGACCATATTATTATATCACGATATAATAATGGACGAACATATTTACCCGAAATCGATTATCGATAAATTCTTAAATGAAAATCTACTTTTTAAAGATGCCAAAATGAAAAAGTATTATGACCGAAATCTCCAGAGAGATCTCGGTAAATTTAGAAGTCGTGCACATACTACACACCGTAAGAAAGATTTCGAAAAACTCATGTATGTTCTGGTCACGGATTGTGTAAGGGATATAATCATAGAAACTGTGGGTGAGGTTTCCGAACACATGAAGAATATGGGTGACGTCATTGTTAGTGGGGGTGAGGCGTTCAATTTATACGTTGATTATAATGAACGTATAGTTACGAGTGATATAGATGCAAAATTTGTTCCTCGTATGTCGGTCAATCCTCAATATTTTGGTAAACTTCAAGCTACGAAGCTTATATTATGGGACAAACTAGGAGAGATAGCCAAACGCCTCGGTCCTCGGATCAAGAAAAGGTTGATTTCCATGCGAAAGAAACACCCTAAAATATTTAAGTTTTTGGGTATCAGCTTCAAACAGGCCTCACCTGTTGTCACACGTCGTTACACTCTCATTAAGAAGAAAAAGATGGGTTCTGCGAATAAACCCACCAAGGGTGACGTGTTCATAGATGTAGAATTATTCGCTCTCGACATGAATATTCGTTACTTTTCACCCGACTCTGGTAAAATAGAGGATTTCAATATAGGTGGTATTCTCGATATCCCATTCATGCGTCCAAAAGAATTTGGTTACGAAGTTGTTCTGTCGAGGCGTAAGGGTATAACGTATCGTAATCTCGATAGTGGTAAATTAAAGACGAATAACAAGGTATACATCGCGAGTAAAGAATTTTTAATAGAAGATATTTACCTCATGCAAAAACTGAAACTTAGACCAGAAAAAAAGGAAAAGGACCGTCAAAGACTCATTAAACTAGCTCGATTATTTGATAAAAGAATAAAGGGAACCGATTCGATGGAAGATGTTTTTAAAAAGGTGCGTTCTAAGATTGTCCGTAAAGGACCCGCAGCTACTAAAAAGAATGCACGTGTATCCATGAATCAGGCCAAGCGCGTCGATCCTAATAAGTACAAAAACTACACCACTAAACCATCAGATGAGAGATTATCGAAACAGATGGTTTTTGGTTTCAAATCCGCTGTTAAGAATACAAAGGTAAATGGATATGAAAAATCGAGTGGCAATAAACAATTCAATGTTAATACGTTAAAATGGAAGAATGTCACCAATAACTCATACGTAAAGAATGAGTACAACTTCAGACCTAAGAACTCCAAGAACCTACCAAAGAATTTCAACGTTTCAAATACGTTATATGGTTATAAACCCAGGAGAAATATGTGGGTTGAAAAGAACGTACTTAATAAGTCCGCCGCCATCCCGTTTGTTGGGTTAAAGAAATAAGACGCAACAAATACATAAATGATTTACAACGCCCCAGCCAAGGGTGAAGATGGTCTCTATTTCGTGAAGGCTCTTAACGATAACAAGCGAAAGTGTCTTATTCAACTCAATAATGTCAAGGTGGCTGATGTGTCAGGCGAGGTTGTATTTGAACTCGACTCCGAGGTCAATCTCAAGAAGATTGAGGATACCGATGCAGCTAATCTTATGGCAGCGAATGAGAATTGTGAGACGTGGTTCGGGAAGAAGCTTTCTGAGAATGTCATCAAGGGTGCGTACACCCCCAGTGTAGCCAATGGTCAGTTCACAGGGGATCGCATCGAGGCCACTAAGGTATTTAATGCACAGCAGGAGATGGTCGATTTTGAGATGGTGCAACCTGGTAAGGGTTGTAATGTCATCCTCGAATTTGCCGGTCTTTGGTTCGCCAAGAAGGCTTTCGGCTCTTCATGGAACATTGTCCAGGTCAAAATTCATGCGGACCCAATTTTGGATGTATACCCAGAGGGGTACGCATTTGTCGATGACGATGACCAGTAAAAATAATTTGTTAATATACTATAAAAGATGTTCGGTTTAAAAAAGGGTCGTAACCAAAATATGATTATGCTCCTCGCCGTAGCTGCTCTCATTTTTATTCTATTCCAAATGAATTCAAAGTCTGGTTATGCCATCGTTGAGCGTGAGTACTCCGCGTTCGGTGCTGCCCCCACCGCCGGCCCCTCCGTAGCCCCAGCCCCAGCCAATGGTTGTGGTATGGACAAGGGTACCGGTCTCGCGTCCTCTCTTCTTCCCCGTGAGGTTGCCTCGGATGAGGATTTTGGTCAGTTTGCCCCAGAGGACATCCTCAAGGGTCAGAACTTCCTCGAGCCTCGTCAGCAGGTAGGCTTCCCCGAGACTGTCGGTGGTGCTCTCCGCAATGCCAACCAGCAGATTCGCAAGGATCCCCCCAACCCTAAGGACCCCTATGTGTGGAACAACTCCACCATCGTTCCCGATCTCATGCAGCGTGGTTTGTGCGCTTAAAGATTAGATACGTGAATAAATAACAATGAGTGACGTTTCTAATGAACTTTCCGCGAGTGTTTCTAAACTCGTAGACCTTACAAAACAACTTTCTGAAGCGAAATCTGATATCAAAGTCTTAAACCAGGAGGAAAAACGTCTCAAGGAGACTGTTAAGAAGCATATGGTTACCCAGGGTATTGATACCATTAACCTCAGGAAAGGTAAAATTAGTATTCGTAAATCTGTACGAAAGGCTGGTATCAATAAAGATGCGATTAAAGAGGGTCTTCTCAAGTTTTTTGGTGGAGATGAAGCTAAGGTTGAGGGGGCATTCAACTCTATCACAGACAATTTAAAGACCCGAGAAACAACATCTCTTTCATTAACTGGTATAAAAGAGAAGCCCGCTAATGAAAATAAGTAATAAACATGGTTTGGAGCCAATACGTATACGAAGCCGCTACCGGATTTGATCCTGACGTAAGCGACGACGATGAAAATATCGAATACACTCCTCTGAGTATTGAAGACTGGGAAATCGAATACTCAGATGAATTATGGCACATGTGGAACGTTATCAGAACTCTCATGTATGATGCCAAAATCGAACACGCGGGTAAATTTTGTGATTTTGTTGAGTTTTGTTACAAAGAACACGACTCTGCATTACCACGAGTCACATGGGAATATCAGGAACAGACGATGTGGTATGAGGAACGACTCGCCCATATCTGGAAAAATATCAGGCGCTCGATTAACGAGAATGGTGTTTATGAAGAAATGATGCGTGGTGCAACATTCAACGATTTTGTTGATTTTACCAAAAATTATATGCGTATATATTAAATGCTCCCCCCTAACCTTACCGCCCAAAAAGTCGCTATTCCCGCAGCCCTTTTTTTAGCGCTGAGTCCCGGTGTTCTTCTGACCACCGACGGCTCCAAGGTTTCTCTCATGAACCGAAAAACAAGTCAGATGGCCATTTTCTTTCATGCTCTAGTTTTCTTCCTGGTATACAGTCTCATCGCCAAGGCTATGGGTCTCGTTCTCACCAGGAACGATCTCATCGTGAGTACCGCGCTCTTCCTCGCGCTCAGCCCTGGTCTTCTTCTTACCCTTCCTCCCGGTTCGGGTGGAGTTCTTCGATCTGGTCAAACCAGTCTCAACGCGGCTCTCACTCATTCGATAGTGTTCGCGGTAGTGTTCGCGCTTTTAAGGCGTCAATTTCCTCAGTTCTATTAAATAGGAAGATGAAGTACCTGGTATTAGGACCAGCTTCTATGGGTATATATTCTCTAATAGGTGCTCTAAAGGCTAGAGAGACTGAACTTGCAAATGTCCAGGAAATTTCGGGGTCATCTGCTGGTGCAATATTGGGGTTATTCTTAGCGGTGGGGATGTCAGTTGATGAAATTCTTGAAACTTCTCTTTCAACAAATATCCCCAATTTTGTTAAAATACGTATAGGCTCATTTTTTAACAAATTTGGTTTTGTTGACATGGGACCTATACGTAAAAAAATAGTAGACATATGTGGTTCAGATCCAACATTTGAAGAAATAGATATGAAACTGTATATAGCAGCGTTTTGTATGAATACATCAGAGACTGTATACTTTTCCAAGGATACACATCCAGATATGAAGGTTATAGATGCAGTATGTATGAGTATGGCTGTACCTTTCATATTTGCGTGTGGTAAGTATAATGACGAAACTTATGTAGATGGTGGTATGAAGGAAGAATACCCGTTGACACCATTTTTTGATAAAAAGGCACACGAAATTACATGTATAAAAATTAAGATGAATCGTGTATATCAAGAGGATATACAAACACCAAAGGAATTTGTAGAAACACTCGTTCGATCGGCATTATCGAATCGTGTTCAGTACGATACACCTATAGAACTTATCGAAATTAATGTCGGTGACACAAATGTGTTTGATTTTAATATGAGTTATGAAGAAAAAATTAGATTATTTAATAGAGGTTTTACTTTTTTGTCAGCTTAATATAAATGGATGTGAATACATTCAAAGTAAGACTGGCAGGACTACCGTTTCTTAGTAAGTCAGAAATTCAGTCTTACCAACAGAGGGTAACACAGGGTAGAGTTGATCCTCAAACCCTTTATAGAGAAGCATTAGCTGTACATAAAAATAGACGTAATCAGGAAATATATAAAAAGCGTCGAGAACTTGAACGACGGATAGCGAATTTACCGTTAAACGAGGATGATCTGTATAATCTATTGAACATAGTAAACGATAAATCAAACCTGGACGATTTACACGATAGAGCTAAAAAAATAGTTGAACTTCGTAAAAAGAAGGATTTGGGTAAGAGAAGGGCCAAACTCTCGAATAATTTGGGAAAGATACAGATAAATCAATCTAATAAGACTGAAATTCTTAAAAAGTTTAACGAGGGGAAAAACACGATCAGAACTCTCATCGAGAATGCTAAAAAGCTCGAGAAGAAGAAAACGTCTGAACGTATTTCTAAACAGAGAAAGATACTTCGGGAATCCATCAAAGATCTCGGTATTAGCCAGTCAAATCAATTGAAAATACTGCAGAAATTTAAGACTGGTAAATCTGGGGTTAAGAACCTTATCGAAGAGGCGAAAAAAATGAAGACGGTCAAGGTCTTGAAGGGTATAGCTGGAAAACGTGCAGAACTAACGGAACTCGCTACAAAGTTAGGAGTGATTCAAAACTTTGCGAAACGCATCAAGGCTGTGAATACGAACGATAAGGCTGACGCACTCAAGGATGTGATAGAAAAGGCTGGTGAGAAAAAACGACTCACAGAACTTTCGAATGAGAAGGATAAACTTGTAAAATTGGCAAGGGAAATGGGAATTTACGATTCATTCGCGGGAATGATTTCTGGTGCGACCACTGTTCAGTCTTTAAATGTGGTTAAACTTGATATCGTACAAGCGAGTAAAATCGCTTTATCCAAACTCTCTAATGAGAAAAATGTATCTAGTAACTTTTCCAGAGCTATAAGTAATCTCAGATTTTCAAATCGTTTAATTCCTTTAAAAAAACGAATTGAGGAAGCGGGGGGCCAGAAAACACAGTCTAAAAAACGCGAAGCTGCTGATATACTGGCGAGAAATAAAGAAAATTTCATCGATTTTGTAAGGAAGAGTGCCATCCCAGATAACAAACGACGTGTGTTTATCAATCGTATGCGTTTAGATGATGTTAACATACCCAAACTCCGTGAAGATGTGGCCACGATGGAGAAAAATGTAAAAAATACAAAACGAAATAAAGAATTGAATGAATTATTGGCGTATATTAAAAATTTGAACATCGATAAACCTGGGTTCATAAGTAAATTCAAAACAACCAATGTACCTCTTAAAAATATAAAAAATGAGATAAATGATATCGTAAAAAATCAAGCTAATACCCAAGTGAAAAAGAATGAACTTGTTAAGAAAGCAAAACGAATCTCATATGAATTAAACATTACGGGAGTAAAAAATAAAAATAATATTAACGTCACAAACGAAAAACTTTCCGATGCGTATAAAAAGAAACTCCAAAATAATAAAAAGATATTATCTAATTTTGCCTTGCAGGCCAATATTGACATATTGAATAACCTGTCAGCCATAAACGACTTGAATAAGCTCAATAACGCCAAAGTAGTAATAAAGAAACGTACAAAGGATAAACTTCGTAAGATAGCGGAATCTACTGGTACAAATCAAGTATTACTCGCAAAGATAAATACAGTAAATACACCGGAAGATGTTAAAAATTTAACAAAAAGAATGAAATATGTGATAAACACACAGATTAAGAATATGAAAGTATCTGAGAAAAAGGAAAAAGAAAAAGAAAATAGACGTCGTCGGGAGAATATGAGAAGGGAACAGGAACAAATATCTAAAAACAAAGAAGATGCGTATCAAAAGGAGAAAGCTCTCATGATTGAGAAAAAGAAACTTGAACGAAACGCC